TAAGTCGCATCACACTATCAACGTGCGGTGTATCAACCGCAACGTTGATCGTCACAGTGACCGGTGATCGGTTGCCGGATACATCATCGATCCGTGGCGGAGGGGTTGCCATAGCGCTAATAGCCGGTATCGTCAATGGCGTTACCATTCCGGCCTGATCGCCCATCACCAGATACGCCTGGTTCCCCACCGTCAGCAATTCCGGTCGCCCATACTCGCCGACAGTGTAAAGACCACGTGGCGCAACGTAGCCGCCACGTGCGCGAGGCCCGGCCACCGGCGTTACCTCACGTCGTGTCGGCACCGTGAGGGTACGCTCGCCGGCGCGCTGGTCTTGCACCTGGCGGGCGGTTTCAACCGTTTGCGCCAACGACGCGAGCGCCGTTCGGGTCTGGGCTACCACTCGTTCAGCCTCAGCAGGGATGGAGGTCAATCGAGCAATGTACTCGTCGATGGAGATGGCACCACGCTCAAAGTCTTGTCGTGCCGCCTCCGTCATTGCGGCAATCGTCTGCGAAACCTGCGTCTGTGCTTGCGACGCCTCGGCAGTGAGTGTGCGGAGATGGCCAACATACGTGTCAATATCCTCACCACCAGACGCAACCCACTTGTCCAGCGTGGCGATCATAGCGTCATACGACCGTCCAACCACTGTCTGCTGGATGCCGAATTCTTCGGCAATCCGCTTGGTCATGGCTGCAACCTGGTCGTCGCTGATCCCGGCCAGCGCTGCCTGTGCGCGGACGTAATCAATCAGCATCTGGCCAAGATGGGCAAGTTGGGCCGCCTGCTCCCGCGCATACTGTTCTGCCGCCCGGCGCTCGCGTTCCTGATACGCCGCTTCGGTTGCCTCGCGCTCTTTCTCGTATCGTTCCGCAAGTAACGCCAGTCGCTCCTGCATGCGCTCACGCTCGCGTTCTGTGTCAGCTTCCGCCATTGCTTGCTGGAGCCTAGTCTGTTCTTCCTGAAATTGCTGTTCCAGTTCACGCAGTTGTTCGCGATAGGCTGCTGCACTGGCGAGTCGGTCTTGCGCAAATGCCGCATCGTTTGCGGCCAGTTCCTGGATCGCCGTTGCGCCACCGGCCAACGCCTTGTCAAGCGCTTTTTCGAGCTGTTTCACCTCCTCTTCGGCCAGTTGGGTTTGCTGCCGGAGGATCTCCAATGCCTCGTTGACCTGTCCATACGCCAACGCTTCGGCCACGGCTTGTTGGACTCGTGCCCGTTCGGCCGCAATAGCCGCTTCCGCTGCCTCCTTGTTTGCGTTGATAAGCTGATCGCGTAAGGCAAGCGAGCGGGTACCAAACTCTTCCTGAATGGCCTGCAACTCCTGCATGGCGGCAATGACAGCCGGACTGTTTTTTCCATACACCAGCGTATACTCGATTACTCGCTCGGTGAGCTTCTTTTGCTGATCCTGCAACGCTGTCAACGCTGCTAGTTCACGTTGATACACTGCCTGCACGTCACTACTGGCCCGTGCATATTCCTTTTGCGCAAGGGCAAGCGCCTGGACGGCCTCGCTTTGCGCCAACAGCTCATCAACCATCGCCGAGCGGTCGGTGATCGCACGCAACCCAACGGTGGCCTGCTCGGCGACCCACGTCAGCCCATCGATCAATGGCGCGAACCCGCGCGACAGTGCCGACCCGGCCGCAAGCTGAAAGCCTTCAAGGGCTGCGCCAAATTCGCGGTATGACTGTGCTGCAATTTGGGTGCGGGCATCCAACGCTTCGGTTGTCGCGCCCATCTCCGTAAGTAATTGATCCAGCAATGCCAGTTTTTCTGCGCCCGACATGCCTTCATCGGCAAGGGAACGCAGCGCAGATCGCGGCAGTTCAAACCGCTCGGCAAGCGACGTCATGTCGCCAGACAGCGCTTCGCGCAGGGCAATGGCAGCGTCTTCAAATTGCGCGCTGGGATCAATTAGCAATAACCGCTGGGCGACATCTGCCAACGCCTGTACCGACACGCCAGAGGATCGGGCCGCCTGCGCAAGTCCGCCAAGTTGCGCAATACTGTCGGCCAGACTAGTGCCAAACCGTCGCTGCTGCTCACGCGCAGCCGCCACAATCTCGTTGTACGTTGCGACATCACCAACGACGGCTTTCACCGTCGCTTGCACATCTTCAAGGGCTTGCGCAGCCTGCATAGATTGTACGGCAAACTGGGTGATAGCGGCAACCCCGAACGACACCCCAAGCGCCCCAAACGCCTCTTGGAGGCCACCAAGCGAGCGCTCAAGGATATTGATTGACTTGCCACTTTGCCCTGCCTGTTGCGCCAGCTCCCCAAACGATTGTGCTCCGCCTCGTACACTCCGGCCAGCCTGCTGCGCCTCATCCGATGTGCGTCGCAACGCAGTCGCCACAATTTCAAACGCCTTGCCGATGCCCGGCCCGGTTTGGGCAGCGGTACGCTCGGCGTGCGCCATCGTTTGCATGGCGCGGTCAAGGTGGGCGTTGGCTGTCTTGATCGCGTCAAGAAACGATTTGATATTCAATTCAAACGTGGCATATGCACTGCCAACATTGACACTCATTACCACACCCCATCATCCGGCACACGCATCGGCCGGGCACGAGCGGCTAACGGCTGGTACGACGATGGACTGCTTGACGGTCGTGGCATCGAGCGGGTTGCCATCCACATCACGACAACATCAACCTGGTAGGCCGACCACGGATTGTCAATACCAAGTACATCCGATGGACGCATGCCATAGCGACGGGCCAGCAGGTCAAGCGTCAGTATCTGGTCACGGCTGGCCAGAAAACGAGGTCAGTGCCAGCACCTCCGCCTGGCACCAGTTGAAGATGGCCAATTTATCCACAAACGGCAACTCGTCGATCCGCACCGTATCGTCGCTGTCCCCGATCTTTGGATCAACGAGTGCCGCACGCACGACACAATTCACCGCCTCAGCAAAGTCTGGAAATCGTTCAAGTGATAATCGATCCGATGATGTTCCATCAACCATTGACGCAACAAGCGATAACAACGGCGTTGGGATGGCACCTTGCGCTGCCAAATCAAGCAACGTCACTTTGCGCAACGTAACCGTTAGCCCAGATGGTAAATCAATGGTTGCTGTCCGTTGCTGACGCCATGTCGTGACATCCATATCCACCTCATACGTTGTATCGTCCCCGTGCATGAGGCAAGCGATATGCACGGGGACGTATCGTCAGCGAGCACGCTCGCGTGACGGCGATTAGGACGGCAACGCTGTCGCCGTTTCGTTGCGCACAATGTCGGCAATCTTGCCCTCAGTATCGTCCTGCACCGCAATGCCGCGCATGGTCGAGATGTAGAACTGGTCGTTCTGGAACGTCCCCTCAATCCCTCCGGTGAGTTTGCATTTATAGAGCTTCACGTGCACATCATCGCCCACGTCTCCCATCGATTTGCCATACAGGGTGAAATAGGGAAACGTGTCACCCGCACGGATGGTCATCGTGGTTGTCTGGTTCGGCGCTGTGCCGGCATCGGTCATGGTGCGACCAGTCATCAGCGCATACGCATCAAGCGGGATACCACCGTTGCTAAACTCAAACTCAATCGCTTCCACGTGCGATCCGGCGACAACCACCCGGTCATTCCCTTTCAGTTCGACCGATACGACGCGCTCCGTAAATCGCAGCGTTTGGGCCGCCGGTAAACTGACCACCGTTGCTCCGCGCTTGATTTTGATCTCGCGCAAGCCAAACGCGAATACATTTCCATCTAGTGGCATATCGCCTCCTTCTTACGGTCTGATATACGCGATATAGCGTGACACGATCATGCGGGCGTGGAGCAGTGGGTCACGCTGGTTGTAGATGTCGGTACGATGCTGTACTTGCCAGCCAGGGGTGATGACCCGCTCGTGCAGCGCCGCACGCGCAACAGTTGCTGTGGTCTCGATGACAGCATACGAGTCGTCAGGTGCGTAGTAGTACACCTCGATCTCACACTGCGCTGCCGGATAGCCTGACATGAGTCGCGCTGTTGTCGGTTTGATGAGTGCACACGGCACGATGAGCGCCCCCACCGGACACACGGCCGGCGTCGTGACCGGCCCGATTTCGCCGACCTGCCGTGCGTCATACACCGGCAAGGTGTCGTGCAGGATAAACGCTATCGTTGCCACCACCAGATCAACACTCATCGTCGTTTCCACCGATCTGCATAGTCGCGGATCGTTGGCCACAAAATGGCATACTTCCCGCCTCGTGCAAGTTCCAGATAGATGCCATACGACGCGCTATGCGCCAACACAATCCGTACCGTGTCCAACGATGACTCCATGAATCCCTTTAGCCCATTGCGCGCGTTGCCAGTATCGTCTTGCCACGGCGCGTTCACTTTTGCCTGTGCTTCCAGCTCAAACGCATCGGCAGCCATCTGCCGTCGAACCTGCTGGAGCATTGCGTGTTGATACGACGCCAGATTGATAGTGGTTCGGAGGGGCATAGTTATCCAATCGCAACAGCATCCGCGATGGTGGCAATCGTGCGGTGTGGACGCACCCGCACCACGCGAAACGTATATCCATCGTACACAAACGTGTCGTTGTGTCGTACATCAAGCGTCGGCAAGCCCCACACGGCCACCATCACCGGCGTACCAAAACTTGACGCGGTGACGCGCTCACCAGGGTGCATCTCGACCCGCTCAATGGCGACGTATTGTGCTGGCAGCGATAGTGATCCGCGCACCAGCACGAGGGGTACCGTGAACCGTGATGCAAGGGCCTGGCGTCGTCGCGCCATCCATCGTACCATCACCATACCGCCTCACCACGTACTGTCATACTTGGACGCGATGCCTGCTCACGCTGCATCGCGTCCAGGCGATCCCGATGTTGATACCAGCGTGTCGCGAGCGGCTGGAGCGCCGCCAAGCGGTCAGTGTAGTCGTGCATCTCACCTGCTGCCGTCATCCGCACTGGCTCACGGGTCAGCAGCGCAATGGCCTGGGCGGCCAGCCGATACGTGGCGATGGTGCGATCTCCCTCAGCGGTCAAGACGGCGACAATCTGCTCATCTGCAAACAGCGCAGTGTCAGCATCGGTGTCGCCCAAATCGGCCCGTATCCAATCCAGATCGCGCGACAACGTCGGATCAAAGCTAAACGCCATAGCACCCTCTTACGCTTGTTATGACACGTCGGACGTGGCGATGACGATACGGGTCACGGCATCGGCGTGAATAACCGGCAGGACATTACTCACGCCCTGGCCAACAAGTTGCCACGGACGATCTGGCGGCGTGTACACTCGTGACCATCGCCCAGGAGCGCCACCACTTTCAACGGTCGGTGCCAGATGCGTGTATCCTAGCTCAACGTCCGATTGTGGCCGCGATCCGCTCCCGACCATGTACCCGCGTGCAACACCGGTTCCGATGGCCACCATTTTGGTGCGTGGCCAGAACGGTACACGGATCGTTTGCGTGGGATTGGCCGGGTCGATAATTTCGCCTTCCATGCCATATGGGATCACCTCAATGACATCACGGGCATCGCTCGTTGGCACGATGGCCCCACCAACGGTCTGATACCGGCGCAAGGTCATGATCCCGTTGGTCACCGACGCAACCTGGAGGGCATTCACATCGTTATAGATCACATTGTCCAGGAGATCGGGATGGATGATCCGAATGATGCGACTTGCACCGCGCAGCAAGCGGTTCTGGGCGCGGATGTCGTCCCAGAATTTCGATGTTGAGCCGCCATACGCATTATTCCCAGTGCGTGCCGGGAGCTTGTTCGTGGCAGGAATGTTGTAATTGACAACCATCGACACGTTGCCGTACTGCCAGTTAATTTCTCCAGTCGCCAGTGCCTGGCCACGCAGCCATTCGGCAACATCCAGGTGCGGCTGGACAATGACGGCATCAATGAAGTTAAGTACTTCTTGCACGAGTTGCTCAATGCTGTCATTGCCAATTGCCCGCACGTACAGCGCCATGTTTTGCAGTTCGCGCAGCGCGTGCTCACTCATCGTGACCTGGTTGGCAACCTTGGCAGTACGCTCCAGGAAGGTAGCGGCCGTCATTGCACCGGTTGGCGGGTACGGGCTATCGAGACCAACCAAACCGGGCATGGCCGATTTCACCTCAATGGTGCCGTTGCTAACCTCGTATGACCGCATCGGTCGTTCCGGCAAGATAGTATTTAACAGATAATCGGTGCCCGGACGGGCCGCGTTGATAATCCGAAATGCAGCATCATCCGGGAGCCGGCGGAGCGCTTCGGTAAAAAAGATTTCCATCAGGCACCTCGGTTATCGCGATATGGCACAAACTTAAACGTACATCCAGACCTGGCCAGTTCGTGTTTCCAGAGATCGTTGATCTGACCGGCGTACTGATCGGGCAGGAGATTCTCGTATACCACACCGCCGACCAGCACACTATAGCCACCATGTGTCGCAATTGCCTCACCCTCGGAAGCATCCGTTTCAAGCAAGCCAATTGCAGGACGCCGCAACACAAACGAACCATCGAACGAGCCATTGGTACCATTGACGATGACGATGGTAATTTGGTTCGCATTGAGCACGCTTACAACAACGTGCTCCTGATTGAGCGCTGCCTGTGATGTCCCTGCAACAACAATACGTTCACCAACCACCAGCCCGTGATCGGCAACAGTCAACGTCGCCAGCGTGCCACCGGTGACCGTGATATTGGTAATCGTCATGGTGCGTCCGGCTGGCGTGAGCCGGTTGTCCGATCCTTTGCGGCTGACCACCGTTCCAGCCGGTAAAAATTTCTTTCCGTCACGAGTCGTCGTCACGGTTGACCAATCAATCTGATGGCCACCAGCCCGCTCTAAACTCGTTTCATCAGCGTATGGCCGCACGCGCGTGAGTGCGATCATGTATCCCTCCATAACAATAATCGCGATGACGTGGTGTCATCGCGATCCCTGATCACGATCATCTCGTTGTGTCTGTTATCGCTCACTCCCTGGCGAGCGGGTTAGGCCGTTGACGTCTGCGCTCGTTGATCGTCATAATGAATTGCTCAATAGGATCAACGGTCGGTTTCGCGATCTGCTGCTGTGGAAATGATGTGCCACGCAAAACGGGCACAAACTCGGCCAACCTTGTCGTGACATACTCGTCAATCGGCACAGCGCGATCTCCATCAACAACGGTAATCGTCTCCCCATCCTTGACGGTGACGTTGCCAAGCACTTTTTCCAGCACCGATGCTCGCCAGCCGTGCTGCTCTGCCGCCTTGCGGATGAGCAGTGCGCGCTGCATCTGGTCGTACTGCGTGCGGAGCGTTTGATACTCACGCTGGAGATCGCTAATCGCGTCAGGCGTTCCTAACGTCCGGTAGCGCCCCAAGAGGTCGGCGTCCTCCGCTGCAACCGGTACCGTACCTTCCGGGTACTGTTGTCGCAGCGCACGCAGCTTCTCGCGCAACTTGTAGTTGTCGCGATACAACACGGCAGCAGCAGCCGCCGCATCGCCGCCGTGCTCCTCAATCAAGCGTTGTAATCCTTGCTCGATCTCATCGCTCATACGTTCTCCTGACGGTAGTATAGACACCCGGTATGCGCTTGTCAATAGATACCATCACTATCACCTGTTACGCCACGCCGATCATGCGCAAACCGCACTCGATCTCCATACTCAGCTACCAGTGCCTTCTGCACCATCACCGTTGCCCCGTACAGCTCAAGCCAGTTTGGGCGTAGCCGATCAAGTAACGTCGTAATACGATGCGCAATGCGATACGGCAGCGGGTCGTCAGGACGGCGCGTCGCCGGTAGACATAGATTGGTCTCATCGATCACGAATTCGTAGTCATCCACCCACACCTGCATCAGCTTTCTCCTTCCAAAGGATCAATGATACTGGCAATCAGAACAAACCACTCCGGGTCTTCGTCGGCAAGACGCAGCGGATCGGTGGCCATCATCTCAAGGCCCATCGACAGTACTTCTGTTGCGTAATAGCCCGGATACACCTTGCCAACATACGGGTGCAGGAACTTGTCCGGCAAGGCAACCTCATCGTCACGATACCTGGACTGAGGAAACAGATCGCGTAATGCAACTGGTCGTTCTCCCCGCGTTCGGCGCAGCAAAAACGCAACACATGCATCGTGGATACGCGGATCATGCGTTTCCCACCAGTGGCCCAATTCGTGGATCACGGTTCGCGGCGGCGACGATGGATGCAGCACGACTTCATCGCGTGACATGCTGTAAAACTCACGCTGGCACGTGTCATCGACAACAACCCCCACGGTCGATGCGGGTAAGCGCGGTGCAAGACGGCGGAAGAGATCAATCCCTTGCTCTACCGACGGCGACGTGCCATTGGGTGCAGTCACTGAGAGCGACGCACTCTCAGCACGAAGCACCCGCAACGGCAATTCGCGTACTTGCTGTTGCAACCTTGCTCGCTCATAAATTAACGCATCCACCTCTTCCATCAAACGATACAGCCGTCGTTTTTGCCTCTCGGTGCGTTGGGGTCGAGACTCCAGGTCGTCCACCTCGGCCAGAAGCACTTTGATCCGATTGCTGATCTCAGAGATGCGTTGCTGAATCTGCGATGCATCGCGGATCAACGCCCTGCGCGTCTGTTCTGCGCGTTCATACCGCATGTCGCGTAGTCGTTCGATCTCCCGGATCGACCTCTGCCGTGCAATCGCCCCCCACGTCGGATCGGTGCGTAGCTCCACCACATCACGGATCTCCAGCGTGCCGTCTCGCCACGCCCGTGCAAGCGTCGGCCCTAAGATGGCATCCTGTGTCGCACGGTCTTGCTGTCGCAACCAATCGTTGCCGGTTTGTCGCTGTGGCGGGCGATGAACAATCGGGATCATAGTACACCGGCAATTGGGATGGGTTGGGAATGGGGTCTGGAGAGGGTATTCGGTGCCATCCATCGCCAGACAGACAATACACGTCCGACGAGATGGCGATGCCCGCCATTGCCAGGCACGCACGATCCCACTTGCCTGATACCGATCCAGTGTGCCGGCCCGCATTGCCCGCATGTGTTCGGTACGGGCAATGGTCGTAGCGCGATGTAAGCCAATACCGGCAACCTGTTGGATGCGCCGTCCGGTGTCTCGTGGTGATGCTCCGGTTGTCACCGATTCGACGATCAACGCCGCAACGCGCTCAGCCACCTCATTACCAAGCGTGCGCAAGATGTCCCGTACCGGACTGCCCTCCTGCAACGCGCCCACAGCACTTATGATCGCCTGCTCGTTGAGCGTATCCAACCGCGCCTGCACCTGCACGCCGGCAGCATCGGCAGCGATGAGATCAAGCGTCTGCTGCGCATACTGGGCCCCGGCCAGATACCCTTGCTGTTGCAGGTCGGTAATGATGTCTGCTGCCAGCGTTGCATACGGTTGCCAGATCGCCTGCAATTGTGTGATGAGCGATTGCAGGCGCCGGCGACGTAGCTTGGCAAATGCATCCTGATCGGCGTGGGCCCGACGGAGTGCATCAACCATTGCCCGATGCACGTCAGCATACGCCAGCATCAGGCGTCGGATCGCCTGGTCATCGCGATCCATGATGGCCTGTCGGAACTGGGCAACAATGCGATCCAGGCGTGACAGGGATGGATCGGTCATACACGTCCTGCGTTAAACGCGGCAAGTACGCGATCCGGCAGCGTTGCCTGCGCATCGCGCTCCATGGCGATGCGTTGCAGTTCGGCATCGGTGTCAGCAATGCCAAGTCTGGCCAGGGCCGTCTCGCGACTCATCAGGCCGGCATCAACAAGGCGCACCAGCGCGGCAATATCCTGATCGGTAACGCCGACCGTCGGCGTTACCGTTGCAGCGACTCGCAGATCGCGGTACGGTACCGCCGACCGACCGTCAAGCGCACATGCAAGCCACCACACCGTTTCTAGCAGCCAGATAATTAGCCTCTCAAGCGCTCGTGCGTAGATCGTACACCGGCTGAGGAAATCGGCTGTGGCCTGCTGCCGGGCAACGCCACTGGCAACCGCGTCGCCCGACAGCAAGGCGTGAAGCTGGCCAGTTTCTTCGAGGATGCCACGATAGGCTAGTGCGATTGTATCGCGAAACGTGTCTACCGGCACTGGGTCGCGGTACAGGATTGACGGGTTTGCATAGCCGGTCAGGGTGTTGGTATCGTCGCGGATTTCCGCGCCTTGCAGCGCCACCACCGCGCCAGCACCAAAGCGGAGTGGTTCGGGCACGAACCGTCGGCCGCCATCAGGGTTCGTCACCCATCGGCCTGGTAGTTGCGCATTGAGCAGCACGCGCTCCAGAAAGCCACCCATGATCACGTTCCTGGCCAGCATGGTGTAGGCAAGATTGAGCACGCGCTGCATGGCAAGCACCGACTCGGTAACGTATGGCGTTACCACCGTAGCGTCGTAGAGCAATAACCGTCCCCGCAAATCGAGGATAGCCGTATCAACTCGTTCCGTCTCCCTCTGCCGGGTGCGCACGGTAAAACTCGTCGTGCCATCAGTTAACACCTGACTCACCTCGCTATACGTATCATCCGGCTCGTACACACTCATCGGTTGCTTACGGTCGTCGTGAATGATGCCGGCAACGGTGGGAGCGGGCAAGTCAACCATAATCCGATCCATTACGGGACGATCATCCTGGACGACCACAAGACGTACCGGCACCCGCTGCATTAAGGCTAGCCTGGCCACGACATGCAGGACGACAACATCCAGGTTGTGCCGCTCCCACCAATCGAGCAATCCCTGCTCCATCTCGCGCATCGCTGCATCGGTGGCACGTGATGGTTGATCGGTCGTCACGCGCCACTGCACGAGGCTCGTGACCGCACCGACCAATCGCTCAACGACTTCGCGCACCACGTTCCGGCTGACAAAGGTGCGCTTGATCTCGGCCCAGGCATCCGTCGCACCAGCGTCGTCCGGCGACGGTCGCGGGCCAATCCATTGCCGGCCATCCTGCCAGTGATCGCCGGTGAAAAACCGTTGTGCGTGATCCGCAACGGGAGATAGCGGTAACTGAGACAACTGCTCGCGGAACATCATGCAAAACTCCTGTACGACACGGTCGGACGCTCACGTACCGGGCGGGGATGGTCAAGATACGCAACGACGTAGCGCAAGGCGTCAAGCAGATGGTAGGCGTGTTTATCCTCAATCGCCTCTGTCGGCTCGCCGGTTGCATCGATGACACGCGAGTACTGTACCAGCTCGCGCTCAAGATCATCCAGATGATCAAACAGTAGCAGGCGGTACTGACTGAAACGCTGATATACCCGCTGAATGCCTACCTCAACATCACGCACCGGTGGCGTTTTCACCGGCAAGCCATATGTTGCCATCTCATTGCGCCACTGCTGCTCTGATTCGGCACCACCAACGGCAATGAGCTGGGCAGGCTCACCGGCAGTGATTGCACGCACGTGTTGCTGGATCGTGCGATACCCGCGGTGGAGGTAGGTTCGATACACATAGGCACACTGACTGTCGGGGTCTACGGCCAGATACACGGCTGCCATGTTGACGCCGCCGAAGTCTATGCCCACGTACCGTGTCCACGATGACGGAATGGGAAACGGTCGCACGTAATGAGCCTCACCGACGCAATCGTAGATCAACCCTGCCGGACGTGACCATTCGGCCCGATAAAACATGTCGAACTTCCACCTTGGTAAGACAGCTCTTGCTCGTTCATACTCCTCGCGTGGAAACGTCGGATTATCAATACTCGCGAACCGAACCACACCGATATTGGGGTCACCTTGAACCCACCGATCATACACGTCCGTTTTGAGCCACGACAGTGTGTAGGGGGTCGTCGTTATGAGTATCCGCGCCTGGTAGATCGCCGCACGGCGAAGGATAGCCTCCCACGACGCCTGCTTGAACCGACGCTGACCAGCTTCGTCGATCCACACACCTTTAACAGTCGCACTCTCCAACGACTCAGGTTCGCCGGCATAGCCAAACACCACGCGCGTCGGTTGATCCGGCACCCTACCAAACAGACGCCGTGCGCCATCGTCAGAGACAACAAATTGACGCGAAGGCGAGGCTTTATAGCTGCCAAGCCGCAGCGCGTCCTCAAAGAGCCGCCGAAACTCCGGTAGCGCTTTGAGTTCGAGTAACGGGTATGTCGGCGTCACCACCATGTAATCTCCCGGCCCTCGTCGTTGCATCTCACGGTAGAGCCAGAGCGGGCCAAACACTGTCTTGCCGCCTTGCGTGCCGGCCAGCACAAGCACGATCCGGCGATCACTCTGCCATGCCTGCATCTGACCCCGGTGCAAATGCACCGTCAGCCTGGAGCCGTGACGTTGCCAGATGCTCATGGGGAGTCACCTCAATGATCGTGATCGGGTCGCCGTCCATGACCAGGTGCTTATTGCGTGCCGGCGCATCCAGGCCAAGCAATCGCCGCCGGCTTTCACTGGCTTTGATCATCACGTTCAACGCTGCCCACGACCGTCCACCAGGCTGGGCTTGCCATACTTGCATGGCTTGCTCGATGATCCACGTCAGTAATTGCTCTTCCTGTTCGATCTTGGTTGCACGATCCGCACGCACACGCGCAGCAAGCCGTTGCAACCGCAACTGCACCGCCCGCACGGACAGCACCAGCCCGTCAGATCGCAACCGGTCAGTAATCTCACGAGGCGTCAATCCTTGTAAAATAAGCGACTGGATGCGGTGATCAATCACCGTACTCTGTGCTGCCGTTTGCGCGACTTTCCGTGCCACACATCCTCCCGCGAATCATCATGTGCGAATCATGCGGTGATGATCTGATTGGCTATCGCGGCAATCCGTTGCCCATAACCAACGCCAGGGACTGCCCACCGACCATCAAGATCGCATAATCGTGGGGCTGCGCCATGGTAGGCACGCGGTAACGGACGATACCGCAGGGCGTCACGAATCAGCGCCTGCTGCACCGCTGTTCGGTCAGACGGCTGGGTCGCATACGCCAGTAATCGCCCGACATGGGCACGAATACTCTCTTGCCACGACGGGAACGATACGCCCGCCTCCCATCGCCGGCGTTCGGCGTGATAGGCCCATCCTGTTGGATCGGGTGGTTCCGTCATCCGATACACACCGGTTACCCCAATACCGGCCGGGTTGCGTCGTGGCCGGGCAGACCACCAGTTTGATAACCACCCCGTCTCATGCATGCACTGGGCGATGGCGATCAACGGGTCTACCCCAACCTCGGTCGCCACAGCATAGTACGTCGGTACGATCACCAGCGCACAATCGGCATCGGTGTAGTGCGGTGATGGATGCCGTCGGAGCGCCTGGAGGACACGGTGTATTGGACACCGGGGGAGCGCGAGGATGGAACTTGTCGCAGTAACCGCATCAGTCGCTGCCAGCGCTGCTGTCACTCGCTGCCGTAGCTCATCCAGATCAACAAACGAGCCTGGACAGGTGCGCTCCGGCATGCAATCACGATGGCCGCGCACCGTATGTGGCGTGATAGCCAAGCCTCGAACCCGAGCTAACGCTGTAACAACCTGAATGAGCAGCTCGCCGGTCGCCGCTGGCATGGGCGCTGCATTAAAATCACCGACCACTTCAATGCCCCACGTCGTGGCATTACACGGGCCAGCGTGAATACCCGGCGTGGCCAACGATGTTAATTGCCAGATACCATCATGTGCTGGATTCGGTGATCCATGAA